CCCTGCACGGCTACACGGACGTCTACGGCGGGCTGTCCGGCCCGCAGGCCGTGTCGCTCTTCGCCGACGAGGTCGTCGACGTCGCCGCCTGACCACACCAACACCACAAGGAGACACCATCATGCGCACCGAGACCATCACCAGCCACTCCGTCACCCGCGACGCCAAGGTGAACAACGGGCTGCCCGCCCGCATCAGCGCCAAGGCTGAGGTGCACCACTTCCACTGGGGGGTGCACGACCGCAAGACCATCAACCGCAAGACGCGTCTGTTCTGGACCGACAAGTGGGACGGTTCGATGCTGTCCGAGGAGACCGTCCTCGGCGAGCGGCCCAAGGTCACGCGTCGCGGCGAGTTCCCTGACGTCGACAAGGCGTGGGACGCTTACAACAAGCAGCATAAGCGGATTGTCCGTGACGCCATCGTCGCGACGCTGAACGAGATGGTCGGACACCGGTACGAGGTCAAGTCGTCCGACGTCCGTTACAGCCGCAAGGCCGGATGCACCTGCCCGTGCTCGCCGGGGTTCATCCTCTCGGACGACCTGACGTCCGCGCTGGAGCAGGCATGCGGCACCGCAGTCGGCATCGCTGACGTCCGCGTGACGCTCCGCTACTACGCACCGCCCCGCAACTGAGCCGAAACCCCTTCGGGGGTCTGCGCGAACTGACCACCGCGCACTGACGAGGCAGGTCAACGACAAGGAGACAGACAGATGGACAGGAACGAAGCCAAGGAACTGCACACCCTCATTCAGCAGGCCGTGCGCGACGCGCTGGCTGCGACCGACTACGAACTCGGCAAGACGTCGATGCGGTTCGACCCTGACGACAACGGCGGCGGCAAGGTGACGCTGCAGTTCACCAAGGTCGGCGAGGACGTCAACGGCGTGAACGCTGCGACGCCCGAGGCGCGCGCGTTCATCGAACTGGCCGAGGCCGGACTGCTGACGACCGTGAGCGGTCAGCCGCTCAGCCCCGACGCGCTGGGCCGCGAGGTCTACTACAACGGGCAGGCGTACGTCTTCGCCGGATACAAGACGCGCGCACCCAAGCGTCCGTTCGTCTTCAAGGCGAAGGGCGGCGACGGTCGCGGGCTGGTCTCGCCGCAGACGTCAGGGCTGGTCAACGAACTGGTCTGACCACGTCCGAACGTGACGGCCCCCGCTTCGGCGGGGGTCGTTGCGTAGACCGGGTCTGCCACGTGCAGCGTGACGGCAGTTCTGTGGGGGGTGCGTGTAATACGTCACGGAGCTACTGCGCAGCGCATAGCGCAACTCACGCTGTCCGTCTGTAGCCGTGTGATGCTGTGCGAAGACTGACAGAAACTGATGCGTCATCTGGGTTGACAGGTGTGCGGGCTGTGGATAGAGTTGCACCTGCAACGCCAACGACAAGGAGACACCAAGATGACCGCAACCACCACCCACACCCACCGGGGGTGGACCATCGTCAAGAAGGACACCGGCGGCCGTCGCATGGGCCGCGTCGTCACCTACACGGCGACCAACGGCGAGCAGAGCCGGACCGCCCCGACGTTCGCAGGCATCAAGGCGACCATCGACCACATTGAGGACATGACCCCCGAGAAGCAGGCACACTTCGACCGCATCGCGGCGATGCTTGCCAACTGAACCGCATCCAACGAACGAAAAGGAGACACCATGTACGACCGCCGGTTCATCATCTGGAACAGCCAGAAGGCTCGCGCCGTCGGGCGCATGAGCCTCACGGCTCCGCTCGGCTGGGTGCGGGAGCAGTTCGCCCACACCTTCGACAGCGAGGACGCCGCGCACGGTGCTGCGTCGTCGCTGAACCTCACCCGCTACGAGGTTGTCCCCGTGACGACCCTGACGCGTCGATAAGGAGAGACGAATGAACGGAACCCGCGCAGTTGTCGTGACCGCCGCAGGCTACGAGACGACCATCGACGTGGACGTCTACGCAGTCAGCATGGAGAGCCGCTTCAAGATTGAGGAAGCAGTCAAGCGCTTCGTCGACGACCTGTTCGCCGGAGACGACTACTCGGTCAGCATCAGGGTGGAGGACCACCCGGCCCTCGCGAACCTCTGAGCCGCTGACGGCCCCGGCTTCGGTCGGGGTCGTTCAGCGCGAGAAGTAGACGAGCGGTGCAAGCAGCGAAGCCAGCGAACGGATGACGACCTCCTCGTCGTCGTCGTCAAGCAGTTCGGGCAGCGCCGTCTGATGCCAGACGTGATGCAACACCTCATGCAGCAGACATTCGTGACGCACCGACGACGGCAGGTCAGACCGAACCTTGATGGTCAACGCCTCGGTGTCGGCCTGCGCCAGCAGCCCGTCGCGCGCCAGTTCAAGGTCAGCGTCAGCGCTGTAGATGACTTCGACGTCGTGCGCGCCAATCCTCACCGCAGCACCTCCACGTTCGCCCAACCGTCGCTGTCGACGGTGAACGTCAACGTCCCGCACGCCGTCGTCGGCCCGCCCTGCTCTTCGAACCAGCGGCTGCCGCCGTCAAGCGAGGGACACTGCATCCACGTCCGCGGGCCGTCCTGCACCACCTGCAGATGATGGTAGTGGCCGCTGACAAGAACGTCTGCGTCGCCGACAGGATGACGTGCGGCGGCCTTGTCCCGCCACCACGTCGTCAACCGCTTCTGTGGTCCCGCCCCCCGTCGCGCTTGATGACCGTGCGCGAACGCGACGATGGTCCCAGCGACGTCCAGCGTGAGCGTCATGTCCTTATCCGGCAGGACGAACTTGACGTGGCCGAACGCGTCAGGGTTCGCCGCCAGCACCTCGCCGACCTGTTCGACTACAGCGAGGTCGTCGTTGTCGTCCAGCGTCGTGAATGACTTGCCGTTGCGCCTGTTCTCTCCATGATTGCCGGGGACGGACGCGACGACAATCTGCGGTGCAAGGTTCGACCAATGCGTCAGAAGGTCGACGAGCATCCTGCGGACCAACTTGACCTGCTGCCTGCGGTCCAGTTCGACGCTGAACGTCTGCTGTTCGTAGTGCCCGTCGCACCCCTCAACGAGGTCGCCCATCCCGACGACGTACAGGCGGTCGATTGGCACGCCAGCCTTGCGAAGTTGACGCACGCGGGCGGGGACTGCCTCGCGCAGCGCTTCGACGCGTTCGACAAGCGCCTCCACGCCGCCGCCGTCAATCTTGCCTGCCTGCCAGTCGGACAGACCGACGACCAGCGCACGATTGACGCTCTCAGATGCCGCAGGAGCCGACTTCCTGCTTCGCCGGACACGCGATACCAGCGCGTCCACGTCGACGCTCTCAGCGCCTCTCAGAGGCCTTAGCGCCGCCTTGTAGTAGAAGTTGCGCTTGTCGCCCGAGTCCCACGTGCGAACCTGCACCGGCTGCGACTCGTCAACCGTCCACTGCTCAGGGTCCAGACTGAACTGCCGAATGATGTCCGACCAGTCAGTTGGTGGATTGCCGTCGTCAGACAGCGCCGTGACGACACCGCGTTCGGTGTCAACGCCGGGTTCCCATCCGTTAGGATGTTGACGACGAGGACGCGCTGACGCTTGCTCAATGTCCTTCTGAACCTTCAGGAACTCATCTGAGGCCACGAAGCCGCCGCCACGTCCCGATGGTGTGTTCCTTCACTTCGAAGCCCCAGCGGTCAAGCACGGTTGCAATCGTGCGCGCGCTGATGCTGACGTCAGACAGCGCTTCGTCCAGCGCGTCACGCTGCTCCTGAGTCAGGTCAGGGATAACGCGTTCGTACCACGACTGGGCGTTGCCGCGCTGCTTGCGCCGTTCTTGCTCTGCACGCACAAACTCGTTCACCGCGCCTCCTTGCGGTCGACGTTGCGGCAGACGTTACCGTCGACGTCGCAGCCAGTCAAGATGCCTGCGCCACCCGTCGCGCACGTTCGGCACCTCAGGCTTCGGACTGCCGCCGTTCCACCATCGGTACAGAACGACGCCGGGGCACGACGTCGACCCAAGGTCACGGTGCGCAACCCTCGTCAGCGCACGCCCGAAGTGCTCATCGGCAGCGTCGGCGACCTGCATGATGGCGCGACGCGCAGCCAGCGGCACGACGCGACGCCCGTCGCCCATGTAGCAGACCGCTACAGCGCGACTGTTCCAGCCCTTCGTGTGACCACCGACCGCGTCGAACCCGCGACCCTCGTAGATGGTGCCATCCTCAGCCACGCCGAAGTTGTACGCGTAATCCCACCAGCCGCGAGTGTCCTGATGGAACGACTGGATGCGACGCATCGCCGTCTCCCCGTCAGGGTAGGTCGCTGCGGCATGATGCAGCACGAAGTGCGTGACGTCACACCGGTCTATCGGCAGACGCGACTTCGGCGGCTTCGCACCCCACTGCCCGCGCGTGACGTACTGCATCAGTTGTACGTCGGCCGTCGCGTTGCACCAAGCAGCAGGCCGAGAGCAGGCAGACGCTCCTCCGCGAGCCGCACCACGATGTAGTACGCGCCGGTCACAAGCGACTCCAGCACACCGACAAGGTCGTCCTGCGGAATGTCGAACCCGACGCGCGCAGCCTGCGACAGCAGGAACCCTGCGACAATCGGGACGACGGTGCGACGGATGCTGTACAGCAGGTCAGTAGTGTTCGCGGGCTCCATAATGCTCTCCAGTATGAGACGGTCGGCGCAACCTCGCGTCCTCGTAAGCCGCTGCGCCCGTGTAGAAGCCTACCGCAGCGCTAATCAGACCGAAACCGCCCAGCGCAAGCGTCTCCGCAAGACGCGTATCGTCCCAGCGCAGCATCGTCCACAGCACGACGAACGCACCGAACGCCATGCTGCCGAACACCGCTCGGCGGCGCAGACGCCAGCGCGGGTCAGCGTCGCGGGTCACCGACGTGCTCCAGCATCATCAGTTCAAGACGGTTCAGTTGGTCACGCAGCGACGCACCACCGTTCGGACGGAACTCAGCAGACAGTTCACGCAGCTCTGCTCGCAGTTCTCGCACCTCATCGTGGAAGTACGTGTCCTGTTCCTCAAGTTCGCGCCACACCTTGCGCAGTTCGTCCGACAGCGCCGCACGAATGGCCTTCGCCCCAAGCGCAAGTGCGATACGCAGCGCCGCTGCCGTCGACACGATTGCGGCCGCCCACGCGCCGACCATAAGCAGCGGGTCCATTAGGGGGCCTCGGGCCAGACCACGTCGTCGGGCGAGTCGAAGTCCTGCGGAATGTCACGAAGCGCCTGCCGGTAGTCGGCCCACGCGTCAACCTCAGCGTCAGACAGCGGCGTGTCCGAAACCATCGTCCAATCAGAAGCGGAGAGCAGAGAGTCGCGTTCGGCGCGAATGTCGTCCCAAGACTGCGACGGCGGCGGCGGCGGCACGAACGTGCCGTCAACATAAGTCCAGCCCGTACCCACTCCCGGCTTGGGGTCAAGTCCCGTAATCTCTACGCAAGAGTCGGAGAGCATCGCGTCGCCGTCTTGCCCGTCAGGAAGAACGATGGTGTTGACCGGCTCGCCGTTCTCAACAATCAGCGCTGTTCTCATTATGCCGCCCTGTATTCGACAATGATTTCTCCACGTCCACCGTCTCCGGCCCCCGTAGCCCCTGCTCCTCCAGCGCCGATAGTCGCGTTCGCTGTACTAATGCCGGACAGGTTGGCATAATCGACAGTTATTGCGCCGCCTCTGCCGTCTCCACTATCGAAAGGACGGTCGCTCGAGTCTTCGTGACGCCCTTCCCCACCATTTCCACTTGCGAAACCGTCGGTGCCGTCGTTACCTGTCGAACTGCCGTTGGATCTTCCACCGCCGAGACCGCCTGATGCGGTAATGTTGACTCCGGAGGCGACAAACGAAGAAGTCCCCCCAGTCCCTCCATTAGCGTTAGTTTCTCCACCGCCGCCACCGCCGCCGATAACAGTAATCTTGAAGATTCCGTCCGCGCTTGCTGGAACAGGCCAAGAAGCATTCGTCGCAGTAATCGTTACAACAGAGTCGAAACCGCCGGACGGGTCGGTCGGGTTCCAAGTGGAGGTCGCCGTTCCGAACGCGAGAATCTGTCCATCGGTCGGCGTCGCGGTACCAAGTGCGATTGGCGTGTCGACCGGGTCCCACGTCGACGTCGCGGTCGCGTAAGAGAGAAACTGTCCGTCCGTCGGCGTCGCGGTCCCGAGCGGCAGACCGACTCCGACCCACGACGACCCGTCATACACCTCAACCGAGTCCTCGTCCGACAGATACGTCAGCATCCCTTCGGACACCGCAGTGCCGAGTGCCGAACCGCGAGCCGCGCTGTCGGCGAACACCATTACCGACTGCTGCATCAGATAGGTATTGACGTTCTCAGCCGTCAGCACTTCGTTGACGGCGAACGTCTTGAACCCTGCTCCAGCCACGTCTGTTCTCCTAGAAGGCGAGCGCGCCTACGTCCAACTGCCCGAAGTCTACATCGTCCAGCACGAGGAACTGGCCTGCGTCAGCCTGCGTCAGCAAGAACGTCGTGCGCCACGAACGTGTGACGGTCCAGTTGTGCTCCACGCCCACCAGCACGGACGTCTGCGTCTGCTGTGCGACGCCGGGCGGCGTGAACACTATGTCAACCGAGTCGCCGAGGTCGTGCTGCAGCGTCAACGTGCAGCCGCCGGACTGCGTCGACTGGTCGACCGTGACGGTGCGAACGGAGGTGTACGCGTCAGCCCTGCGGCCAACCTCGTACGCGACGCGCTGCTGCACGTCGTCCTGTTCGTCAAGCAGAAGTTCGCGCAGGTCAAGTTCGCGGATGCCGAACGTGTCGATGCTGTCTTCGTCCTGCGCAATCGCTGTGCCGCCGGGACCGACTGCTTCGACCTTGTTGTAGATGTCTTCGATGCCTGCCTGACGTGACAGTTCGACGTATGGCGTGCAAGCGGCCGAACCCGGAATGTCGGACAGGATAAGACTGCCGGGGTTCTGTGCAGGGTTGTTACGGTTGCGGAACGTCAGCACCCCGTCGCGCGCCACAAAGAAGAAACCCGCTTCGGACCGTTCAACCTTCTGCAGATACTCCAGCACGTTGTCCGTCGCCGTCCCTGCGCCAAGAACGCTGTCGCCGACGTCAAGGTCAACGTCGTCTGTCCATAGGTCGGGGTCGCTGTCCAGCACGGACTGGACGCGTGCGCCGGAGTCTTCGGCTGCGAACGCTTGACCGGCTGGCGGAAACTCTGCGAGAGCGAACCGGCTGAGGCCGTCTGACGCTTCGATACGCACGACTGCGTCGCCGCCTGCGGTGTAGTCCAAGTCGATGTCGTCAACGAACCCGGCGAACACCTGCTGATTGTTCGCGTACAGATTGATGGGCCGTCGCGGCTCCACACCGGGATACAGCGACGACGCGGTGTTCAGCGGGTCAAGTACGCCGTCGTTGTTCCTGAGGATGACGGTTGCACGTCCGGCCTGCACGGGGTCGATGCGGTTCTGCCTGCCGCGTCGCACGTTCAGGCTGACGGCACGCTCGGAGAGGTCGACAAGCGTAATCCCGATGCCGAGGACGCCGCTGTCCAGACGCCCGTACGTCGCGTCGTCAAGCCGGAACGCCGTGCGCAGCGACGGACCGGAGAAGCCGACCTCAATCCTGACTGGGACGCTCATACGTTGACGCTGCCGCCGAGCGGTCCGTTGCGTCGGGTGTAGCGGCGGATTGCTTCGACCACCGCTTCAGGGTCGGCCGACGTGACGGTTACGTTGACGTTCGTCTGACCTCCGGTGTCGCGCCTCGCGCCAAGGTTCAGGTCGCCCATGCTGACGGACGACGTCGCCTGACGCGTCAGCATGTCGGTCGCGGTTGCGACCATGTCCTTGGACACTTCGATACCAAGCGCAAGACCTGCGCCAATCTCCTCGCCGATACCGGCGAACACCTTGGACGGCGAGCGGATGCCGAGGGCGCTCTTGGCGCTGTCGACAATCCCGCTGAAGAACCCGCGCACCTTGTTCGCAATCCAACTGCCCATCGCCTTGATGCCGTTCCACAGCCCGCGCACCATGTTGCGACCAAGGTTGCGCACCTCAGACAGTTCGCCACGGATGAACCCGAACACCTTGTCAAGCAGTCGCGACCATGCGCGCTTCAGCGGCAGGAACGCGTTACCGATGCGCGCACCGAAGTCTTCGAAGAAGCGGGCAATCGCCAGCAGCATGTCGTCGACCTTGGTGCGCAGCGCGGCAGGAAGGCCGGCAGCCCAAGTCGTGAACCGCGAGATAAGTCCCGGCCCGCCCTGACTGATGACGCCACGGAACGCGTCCCTGAACGGGACCCACACCCAGTTCTTGATGCCAGCGGCGATACGGCCGCCAAGGTTGTTCAGCGCGGTCGCGGCCCAAGACAGCATGCGCCCGAAGAATGGAATCTTCGCCAACGCCTGCGCAATCTTGCCAACCCACTTCGCCGGGGCGAACATGAACCCAAGAATGGCACCGAGCACGACCTCCCAGTTCTGCGCTGCGGCAGCCAGCAAGTCGAACACCCAGTCGAACGAGAAGAAGCCAGCGAACAGACCGGCTGCGAACTGGAGGATGTACGTCAGCCCCTCCGCGCCGAGTGCGAACCAGTCGATGGACGCCAGCGTCTCCTTGACCTTGGTAATAAGCGGCGTGGCAAGGTCGCCCAACTGTTCGAAGGCAGCCGTGACCGCCGCAGCCAGCGCGGTGCCAAGCGCGGTCGCGTCAGCGTTCGCGTTGTAGGTTCGGAACGGCGCGGTCAGCGCGTCGACGAACTTCTGGCCTTCTGTCTTGACCTTGTCGAACTCCTCAGCGACGTCGGTGATTGCTCCGCGCACGTCTTCGACGAAGTTGGCGATAGGCGTCTTGAACCGTTCGTCAAACGCCGTCTTGAACTCGTTGCCCTTCTCCTGCGCCGTCGTGAGGAACGAGCCGATGCCGTCCACGACGCCCATGACGAAGTCTTCAATGTCGGGTCCGCGCTCCTGCAGGAAGTCGACCACAGCGCTGATTGCAGGTTCCAGCCGCTGACCGAGGCTGATTGCAACGTCAAGGAACTGGTCACGCAGCAGCCCGACCTGAGCCGAGAACGACTCCAACTGCTTGTCCGCAACCTCCTCCGTTGCGCCGCCTGCGCCGCGCAGCGCAGCCTCGTAGTCGCGGATTGCCTCGCTGCCGCCCAACACCTGCCGAATGTTGTTCCCGACCGCACGCGTCAGACCAAGTTGGTCAAGGGTCGCGGCCTGCTGCGCATCGGACATCGGCTCAAGGACGGACGTGAACTCAGCCACGACGTCAGCCATGTTCTTCAGGTTGCCCTCAGAGTCCAGCACCTCAAGACCGAGAGCGGCGAACTCGTCCTTGTTCGCTGCTGCAGCGCGGGTGACGTCGCGCAGAAGGATGTTCAGCGCCTCGCCAGCCTCGGTGCCCTTCACACCTTGGTCTGCGAACAGCGCGAGGACGGCTGCACCTTCCTCCACGTCCTTGTTCAGAACGCGCAGCGCAGCACCGGCCTTGTTCGTCAACGCTTCGGAGAACTGCTGCGTCGTAGCGTTCGCGAGGGTCGTCGCACGCACCAGTACGTCCGAGACCCTGCTCATGTTGTTCAGGTTCTCAATCGCGTCGTCGCGCACCGCCAGACCGAGCGCAGACTGCGCGTCAGTCAGAAGGTCGGTCGCGGTCGCCATGTCGAACATTCCGGCCTGAGCGAACTGCGCGACCTGCGGCATCGCAGAGATGGACGCCTCAGCGTCAAGACCGGCTGATGCGAGGAAGTAGAACGACTCGGCAGCCTGCTCCGCGCTGAACGTGGTCGCCTTCGCAACCTCGCGTGCAGCCTCGCTGAGGTCGGTGCGCATCGTGTCGGACACGTCGCCCATAATGGCGAGCGACTGATTCAGCGCACGGTCGAACTTCGCGAACTCGCGAACGGACACGGCAGCCAGACCGCCGATTGCGGCTGACGCGGCACCGACCGCAGCGGTCGCAGCGCCGCCGAACTTGCCGAGGGCGCTGTCTGCGCGTCCGAGCGACTTCGTCAGACCCTTCGCGTCGCCCGTGATGAGGACGCTGATTACGCTGCTCTTACGCGCCACCTGCTACCTCACAGTCCGTGCTTACGCTGAAGCCGCTTGACGTAGAACAGGAAGGTAGCGACCACAGCGCTCTCTCTACGGTCCAGCGCCTCGTAGAAGAACGGCTGCGGCTTGATGCCACGGTCCCGCCATCCGAAGTGTACGGGTCCGGCATACGGCACACGCTTGTAGCCAGCACGCACCGTGCCGCCCGTGCGCGTGCCCGAATAACGCACCGACTGCTTCAGACGGCCCGTACGAACAGGGACGCGAGGCAGCGCCGCTTCGAACACCATCTTGGCGGTGCGGTCGTGAACGTCCTTCAGTTCGTCAACCGCGTCGTCGCCGAGCCGCCGCAAGTCGCGGCGCAGCGCGCGCAATCCCTCAACCTGCACCGCTGCCTTCGGCTTCGCCATTACCGCCTCGCTGCTGCCCGCTTCGCCGCACGTTCACGTTCGACAAGAACGGCGACAATCGCCTTCAGCATACGCGAGTCAGCGAGCAACTCGGACGGTGCGATACCGGTCTCTACGGCAATCTGCGCGACCATCCACGTCACAGATTGCCGGTCTAAGGGCGGTCGTCGCCCTCCAGCATCTCAACGTCCTCAACCGTCTCAAGCCAACCGTCGAACGGCTTGACCGTCTCGCCCGAGTCCTTGATTGCACGCCAAGCCAGCCAGTAGACATACTCGGCGCGCTGCTCGTTGCTGAACGCCTTACCGACGCCCATCCCGAACTGACGTTCGAACTCAACGACCGTCTTCGGTCGCACCCCGTAGTCGCGCGTGCCTTCAGAGGTTGTCACGCGCAGGTTCAGTGACAGCATGCCTCAATCCTTACGCAGTCGCGCGGGTGACGACACCGGAGACCGGCCACGTGACGGACGCGGTGGCAAGTTCGCCGACGCCGCCGCTGACGGGAGTCCACTCGGTGACGAGCACCGTGCCGGAGTACTTCGGGTTCGTCGCGCTGACGACCGTCCCGGCGGGGTACACCTCGAACGCGGCGGTGCCGCCGACGAGCGGCGCAATCGTCGCGTCAACCGAAGCGGCCTCCCAGTCCTGATGGAAGTCAAGGCTCAGGGACGAGTCCTCAAGCCCGCCGACACGCGTCCGACCCGCGTCACCGAACGCGGTCGTCTCAATGTCTTCGAACTCAGAACTAATCTCAATGCTGTTGATGTGGTCGGACAGGTCGACACCGCCGAGGGTGACCACAACGTCCGTAAGAACGACTCTTGCCATGCTCAGTCCTCCTCAGACTGTTCGACCGGCTTCGACTTCTTCGGGGCCGGGACAAGGTGACCTGCCGCGACCAACGCCGCAATGTTACAGCCCTCAAGGTCGTCAACACCGAGGCGGGTGCCAGACGCCCACTTCAGCCGTCCGCTTGCGACAACGTACTCGTCAGTCACGAGATTACCTCCACGACGAACTCGCATCCTATGTACTGCTGGTCGCCGAAGGTGATGCTACCGTAGTTGCGCATCTCAACGACGCGGCAGGTGTCAGCGATACCGCCAAGCGTCCGGTCAGCCTCAACCGCCTTCTTGACGCTGTTGTCGCCGAAGACGTAGTCGTCAAGCGTGGCCTGCGCTGCACGGTCGTCTGTCAGCGCGACCATCACGGTGATTGCAAGGTTGGTGCGGTCTGCACCGCGAAAGTTGTCTAGGTCGTAGTCAACCGTGTCGGGCAGGACGAACGCCATAGGCGGGCGTGCAGCCATAGGCTGGTACGAGTACGAACGCAGCCCAGAAATGGTCTGCAGTTGCGTTGCGACACCCTCGCGCAGTTCGCCCAGCGTCGCCATCAGATGAACTCAACCCTGCGGTACGGGTCAAGCAGCATCTGCACGTCAGGGTCGATGCGCGTCCCGACGCGGATGACGCCAAGGTCGCCGAACCCTGCAACGCCGAGCGGTGAGTCGTAGCGTGCGAACAGTCGGGACGACTGGATGATGCACGCCTGCCGCACGCCGTCTGGCAGCGCAGGCCACCCGTAGGTCGCCTCAACGCGCACCGTGGCGCGACCCGACCGGCCCATAGGCCAGTAGCCGTCCTCCATCGGCCGCAGCCGGTAGTACGGGAAGTCCATTCCGGCGACGCGAGCGTTCAGCGGCTCAGCCTGCCAGTCGATGCCGGGGACAAGCGTCTCGGCGAAGCCGTAGTCAAGGTCGTCGTCAATCTTGACGCTGACGATGGACGTCGCGTCGTCAATCAGCAGCGGCTGGTATCGGCCTGTCGGCGCGTAGTCGCGTGACGCGGTGCCAGCGGCGACGTCGAAGTTGCGACCGCAGTAGCCGTCAATCAGCCGCGACGCGGCCTCAATCGTCGACGTCAGCAGCGTGTCGTCAACCGTGTCGCTGATGTTCAGCGCCGACTTGACCTCAGCAAGGGTTGCGTAGTTAGTCATGCGTTCAGTCTACAGCCAACCGTAGAACCTAGCGGGCATCGACTCAACCCAGTCGATAGTGGCCTGCCTGCCTTCTACCGGTGCGCGTCCGACCTTCGCGTTCGTGTGCACCTCGCAGCCTGCAATCGCCGCCTCCAGACACGCGACCGGTCCGGGGTCCCAGCCGTTCGCTAGCAGCACGAAGTGTGACGCCGTAGACATGGCATGCAGAACGTCTGCGCGCGGCGCGTTAGTCATCTCACGCAGCGTCAGACCGCGCTGTGCAGCCCACACGCGCGCGTTCATCCTGCCCTTCTGCGGATGGTCGCGCGCCGCCCACAGCGCCGTACCGTCGCGCTGCTCGCTGTACGGCACCTCGGACGTGTCGAACCAGCCCTGACAGACCTCGCCGTCGGGTGCCCAAGGGAACCAGCGCATCATGTCTGCCGACGCCCAGACGAGCGGCGACGCCATCTCCATGACCGGCAGCGAACGCGGCGACTGCGCGGACATGAGCCACACCAGCGGACGATGCGGCCGCAGCGCGTGCACCTGTGCAGGTCGCAACGCCTCAACTGCGCCGACGACCACACGGTCGCACCCGTCAAGGTCAGACAGTTCGTCGTCAGCGTGGCGAGGGTCGACAAGCACCCAGTCGACGTCTGACGGAGCTCTGCTTCGCATCAGGTCTTGCAGCAGTTCAGCGCCGCCCGCGTAGCGTCCCGGCAGCAGCGCAGACGACGGTGCAGGGGCGTCGTCGTCGCGCGGCAGTTGGTGCGACACCCACGCGACCTTCATGCGGCAAGCCGCTCAACGAGGTCAACCCACTGCGGCACGACCTTGTCGTCACGATACGCGCCAGCGAACGACGCTGCCGTGTGACTGTGACCGCCGCCGGTTGCGTACGCCTCCTCCAGCGCGGCGTAGATGCTGTGAACGAACGGACGGAACCAGAACGCCTGCTGCTGGGGGTCCCATTCCGGCTGACCTTCGACCTTCCATGAGTCTGCCGACAGCAGTTCGGGCGTCGCAGCGGCGTCAGAGCCGATGACGCGCGTGCCGCACGCCTGCGCTTCGACCGTGGGGATGCCGAACCCCTCGCCCATGCTGACCGCCAGCAGCACGTCAGCGCGGCTGTACAGACGCGCAAGCATCTCGTCGCTGAACGCGCCGATGCGGTACGCATACTCGGGAGGGAACAGCAGCCTGTCCTCCGGCAGCCCGCACGCGGTCGCCAACTGCGGCAGGTTGACGCCGAACGGTGTGACCTTCTCGGTGTGGATGTACGCGAACGCGTCAGGGTGTTCCTTCAGGAACGGGGCCAGCGCGAGGAAGTTCTCGGTCCACGCCTTGCGCGTCGGCGCCTTGCCCTTGTTCGCGGCGTTCATCATCACGAGGAACGCGTCCTCAGGTAGCGACGGCAGCAGTCCGTCCAGCGAGGGGAATGCTCGGAACGTCGGCGACACGCTGTGCGGAATGTAGAGCGCTTCGACGTCCTGCGACGCCATAAGGTCACGTCCGAACTTCGACATGGCGACCGGCGCGACGTTCGGCTTGTCCAGCCACGCCTTGACTGCTGGCGGCATCGTCATGTGGTCAAGCGGAACCCACGACGCGATTGCAGGGAC